ATTCCGGACCTCTTGCGCAACGAACCGCTGATGCCAGTGAGGTCGAAGACCGGCAACGCGGTGCGCCCGCTGCAATCGCCCGGCCTCGGCTTCGACCCGTTCAACGCCCTGGAGTATTTCGCCACCGTCGTCGAGGCCCGCACCGGCGTCGTCAGGAACGCGCAAGGCCTCAACCCGGACACGCTGCACGATACCGCGGCCGGCGCGCAAATCCTCGTAACGGCGGCCCAGAAGCGCACGCGGCTGATGGCGCGCATCTTCGCCGAGACCGGGATCAAGGATGTCTATCTCGGCGTCCACGCCCTGCTGCGCCGCATCGGCGGCATGACGTCCACGATCCGGCTACGTGGGACTTGGGTCGATGTCGATCCGACCTCCTGGGGCCAGCGCAACGACATGACCGTGGAGGTCGGCGTCGGGGCGTCGGGCAAGGCGCAGGACCTGGCCGCCATGGGCGCCGTGATCGGCAAACAGGCCGAGGCCGTGCAGATGCAGGGTGGGGCGTCCGGCCCCTTGGTGACGCTCGACAACCTTTACGCGTCGGCGATCCGTTTCACTCAGAAGGCCGGCTTGAAGGACCCGGAACGGTTCTGGAGCAACCCCGCGAACGCGCCGCCGCCCCAACCGCAGGCGGATCCGAAGGCGCAAGCTGCGGCACTGCACGCCCAGAACGACCAGGCGCAACTCCAGCTTGATCAGGGCAAGCTCCAGCTGGACCAGCAAAAGGCGCTGTCCGACGCCCATCTGGACGCCCTGCGGATCAGCCTGGACGAGCAAAAGCTGCAACTGGAGCAGGCCAAGCTGGCGGCCGAGAGCGACGCCAAGGCGCGCGCCCACGAGATCGAACTGACCAAGATCGCCGCGACCGGCGCGCAGGCTCGCGACAAGCTTGCCGCCGACACTGCGCTTCGACTGGCCGACATCAACGCCAAGTATTCGACCTCGATCACGGTGGCGCAGATCAAGTCCAACGCCGAGCAGTTCCGCGCCGGCGCCGATGTGATCATGCAGGCCGCGGCCCATGAGCACGACCACGCGATGGAAGCCCACCGTGCGGCCAGCGCCGCAGCGTCGGACGCGGCGAGCGAGATGACCGACGCCGAGCGTGACGACGACAAGCTGGAAGGCGACAATGGCTGAACCGCTGAGCGAAGGCGAACGGCTGCGCGCGGCGATCCGCGCCGAGACGGAACTTGCCCTGACCGAGACGGCGTTCGACGGCCTGCGCACGGCGATGATCAACGAGCTGATCGCCTCGGACTACGACCAATCCGCCCAGCGTGAGCACCTCTATCACGGCCTGCGCGCCATGCGGGACGTGCGCAAGACCCTGACCGACATGGTCAAGGTCGGGACCGACATCCGCGCCATGCGTGAGGCGGCGGCTCAGGGCGCCAAGGCCATCGCTGACGCGGCGAGGGCGTCGTGACCGGCCAGCGACCGACCCAAGACTGACCCCGCGCCACGCCCGGCGCTCCAACCCCGGTGACTGATGACCAAGACCGCCTTCCTGGCGAGCGCTTCATCGCGTGCGATGTTCCACGCTCCCGCTGGCTCCTCCACGATGCTGCGCGGACCGCTCGTGGCCTATGCGCCCGACGACGCTGGCGGCTTCAGTGTCGATGACGCCGCCGCAGCGCTGAGGAGCGCGCGGGAGGCCTCTGAGCCGGCGGCCGCTGCCTCAGCGCCGTCCGAGGCCGCCGCGCCCGCTGGCGAGGCTGTGGAGGGCGCAGACGATCTTCCCGCGGAGGAGACCGATCCCCCGCACCCCGAATCCGAGGCCGAGCCCACGGCCGAAGAAGCCCTCGACCCGGAAACGGCCATCGAGGGCCAAAACGAGACTGAGACGCCTGAGCGCGACCCGGAATCCCCGGTCATCGCCGCGCCGCAGTCATGGGACGCCACCGAGAGGGCGACGTTCGCGACCCTTCCCCCGCAAGCCCAGGAGATCATCCTGAAGCGGGAGACGGAGCGCGACCGCGCCGTTTCGAGGGCGCAGCAGGAAGCCGGAGACGCCAGGAAATCCGCTGAAGCCCAGCTTCAGGCCGGAATGGCGGAACTGGCGCAATACAAGACCACCTTCGACCAAGCCGTCACGCGGGCCAACCAAGTCTTCGCCGGCAAGTGGGAGAACGTGGACTGGGTTGCGCTGGCCAGGTCCGATCCTGCGGCCTACACCGTCCTGAAGGCCGAGTTTGACGCCGAGCAGGCTGAACTTCAGACCCTGAAGGGAAAGCAGGCAGAGGCGGCCAGGGCCGCTCAAGCAACCGCACAGGCCGAGTTCCAGAACTATCTCGCCTCAGAGGCCGCCGCTCTCGTCGATATCGCCCCGCACCTCGCGGGCGCCGAGGCGACGACCAAGCGGGCCGAGGTCGGGCAGTTCCTTCAAGGCCTGAAGAAGCCCAACGGCGAGCGCGCGTTCGACGACCAGGTGATCGGGCGGATTTCCGCCTGGGAACTGGCGCTGGCGCACGACGCCATAGAGTACCGGAAGCTGAAGGCCGCCGGCAAGGCGATCGCCGCCAAGCCCGCACCGACCCCACAGGCACGCCCCGCCCCCGCGCAGGCCCGCGCTGCGGTTCCGTCCGCAGCCGCGCCCACGCGCACCTCACAGCAACGCAACGTCGAAGCCATCAAGAACCGCTTTGCCCAGACGGGCAGCACGGATGACGCCGTGGCGCTTCTTCGGGCTTCGCGAGGAGCAACCTGACATGGCAGCCCCCACCAACACGGTCACCACGGTCACGCCCAACGTCGGCATCCGTGAAGACCTCGAGAACAAGATCTGGCGCGTGGCGGCGGAGGACACTCCGTTCATCAGCGCCATCGGCACGACCAAGTGCACGTCCACCTACCATGAGCACCAGACGGAGACGCTGACTGCAGCCAGCGCCACCAACGCGCACCTGGAAGGCGACGACGCCACCGTCGAGGCGCCGAACCTGACGACCCGCGTCGGCAACTACTGCCAGATCCTCACCAAGGCTGCCCGCGTCGCGCGCACCCAGAACGTGGTGATGCTCGCCGGCCGCGCCGACGAGATGGACAGGCAGATCGTGCTGAAGACGAAGGAGATCAAGCGCGACCTCGAAATCCGCGCCATCGGCAACTTCGCGTCCAACGCCGAATCCGGCGCCACGCCGCGCAAGCTGGCCGGCGCGCTGGCTTGGTGCGCGACCAACACGTCCCGCGGGGCGGGCGGCTCCAACGGCGGCTTCTCGGCCGGCGTGGTGTCGGCGGCCACCAACGGCACGCAGCGGACGCCCACCGAAAGCATCGTGAAGTCGGCGCTCGCCACCGGCTTCGGCAATGGCGCGCGGCCGACCCTCGGCTTCATGGGCGGCGTGGACAAGCAGACCTTCTCGACCTTCACCGGCATCGCCGACATCCGTGTCGACGCCAAGGCGGGCAAGCAGGCTGCCATCATCGGCGCTGCGGACGTCTACACCGGCGACTTCAGCAACATCACGCTGGTGCCGCACCCGTACGGTCTGAGCCGCGACATGCTGTTCATCGACCCCGAGTTCTGGGCGGTGGGCGTGCTGGACGGCCTGAAGACCGAGCCGCTGGCCAAGACCGGCGACGCCGACACGCAACTGCTCACGATGGAGAAGACGCTGGTTTCGAGGAACGAGCGCTCCAGCGTCGTCGTGGCGGACCTGCTCTAACCGCTCAGGGCCACCTGAAGCGGAAACCTGACCGGAGCGGCCCCTCCAACGGCCGCTCCGGACTTCCCCGGAGAACCAATGTCTGAGACCGAAGCCCCCGCCTCGGCGGTTGCCGATCGCATGGCCGCCGCGCGCGCGGCTCGCGCCGCCAAAGCCGCCGCCAAAACGGCCGAAGCCCCCGCCTCGGCGGTTGCCGAAGCGGTCGCGGAGCCCGAGGTGCGGGTCGAGCAGATCAGCCCCGCTGGCCCCACCACCATGGAGAAGGCCGCCGCGACCGAGGCCGACGTGCGCGCCCGCAAGGTCGCCGCCCTGCGCGCCGCGAAGTTCGCCGATGGCCACAAGGCCGACGACCCGCTGGTGCTGGTGCGCGTGACCAAGAAGGGCCACGGCCAGGTCTCCATGGGCGAGCACGTCAACGGCCTGGGCGACCTGACCTATGATCACAACGAGACGCCCAGCCTCCCGCGATCCGTCGCGCTGGAGCTGGAAGAGCGCGGTTTCGTCGAAATCCAGTGACGCGCCTTGTCCCTCTCTACACCTCGTCGGCCGGCATCGAGCACAAGATGATCCGCACCGACGAGGAGACCACGTTCGTCGCCACCGGGGCCACGGACCCGATCATCGAGCGCAACAAGGCGCTGGCGACGCACAACGACGGCTACACGGCCGATCGCACCATGCGCCGCGTCGCCTCCATTCCGCTGATCATCTGGCTGAAGTGGAAGGACGAGGAGGGGGTGGACATCTTCAAGCGCGGCAGCGAGGAGTTCCTCTGCCGCAAGCTGAACGACCCCGAGTTCCAGTATCTGCGGACCGCGCCTGGCCAGCTCCAGTATTCCAACGGCCGGTTCAGGTAGCGCGCCCATGAGCCTCGCCACCTACAACGACCTCATCGTCTCCCTCGCCAGCTGGGCGACGCGCTCGGACCTGAGCGCCCAGATGCCTGATTTCGTGGCCTGGGCGGATCAGGAGATCGGTCGCCGTCTGCGCGCGCAGGTGATGTTGACCACGGCGCCGCTCTCCCTGACTGGCGAGACGGTTTCGGCCCCGGCCGATTTCCTGGCCATCAAGCGCATGTATCTCGATGTCACGCCGCGCGTGCGGCTGGGCGTCGTGGACGCCGGAGTGGCGATGGATATGACCACGGAGCAGGGGACGGCGGCCTATCCGCTGGCGGTCGCCGTAGAGGGAAGCACCTTCCGCTTCGCGCCGCTGTTCTCGTCGTCGGGAACCGTCCAGCTGCTCTATTACGCCAAGCCCGTGGCGCTGACGGCCTCGAACCAGACCAACGTCGTGCTGGCGAAGTACCCCTTCCTCTATCTCTATGGCGCCCTGGAGGCGCTCTACAGCTACCTCGAAGACACCGACAACGAGCAGAAGTTCGGCGGCAAGTTCGGGGCACTGATCGAGGACATCAACACTCGGGAGGCCAGGGACGTGCTGAGCGGTCCATTGGCGGTCCCGATGCCCTCGGGCGGCGTAGCTTGACCGTCGTTCCGCTCCTGCCGACCCCGTGGGGCGAAGCCTTACGGCGCTCGCTTCAGGACATCGACGACCGGCTGTCGCGCCTGGAGGCGCCGCAGCAGCCCGGCGCACTATTCCAGATGGCGTCCACGAGCCTGACGACGGCCAACGCCGGGACCTACACAGCCTGCCAGGTCTACTGCCCTGACCTGACGATGACGGCCTTCTCCAACGGCCATCACTGGTTCCGTTCCGACACGGGGGCTCAGATCATCTAATGCCGTCGTCTTACACCCCGAACGGCGCCTTGGAACTCCAGGCGACCGGCGAGAACCTGAACATCTGGGGCAACAAGCTCGACAACACCGTCTCGCGCATCGCGGACCTGATCTGCGGCTATCTCCCCCTGACGATCACCGGCGACTACACGCTCTCGGCGACGCTGGACAACACGACGGCCGACGAATCGCGGATGGCGCATCTGAAGCTGGGCGGCGCGCCGGCGGCCAACTTCAAGGTGATCCTGCCGGGGCGGGCGAAGAACTACTGGATCTGGAACGCCACTGCCAAGGTCGCCACGATCACCACCAACGCCGGCACGACGGTGAACATCGACGCCGGCGACAAGGCCCCGGTGTGGTGCGATGGGGCCAACGTCAACGACGGGCTCTACTTCGGCGGCCTTCGCCTGAAGGACTACATCCAGGCCTTCACCGCCTCGGCCGGCGCCGTTCCCAGCCCGCTCGGCAACGCCGGCAAGTTCCTCTGGAACGACGGGACCAACGTCCTCTGGAAGCAGCCTGCGACGACCGACCTGTCCGACTACGCCCGCAACATCCTGGGCGTCCAGATCGCCCTCGCCGTCGCCCTTTAGGAGCCCCACATGGCCGGCACCCCGAACTCCATCCTGACGCCGCAGAAGCCGGTGAGCTTCACGGCCGTCGCGAGCCTTGCCGAAGTCACGTTCAACGCCCCGACGAACATGGTCACGCTGGTCGACGAGACCGTGACCGGCAACAACGACAACGGTCTGCGGCTGACCCAGCTCGTGGCTATCAATCGCAACAACAACCTTGCTGCGGCGGTGAACTGCCAACTCTACAAGAAGGTCGGATCGACCTACACCCAGATCGACTCGACCCTGATGGCGTCGGGCAACCCCAGCGCCACCGTCGCCAACCAGAAGGCTGACTTCGGCCTCAACGAGGACAACCCCCTGATCCTGGGCGCCGGCATCGGTCTGGCGGTGGCGATCGGGTCGGCCGCGACCAACGGCATCGCTTTCCGCGCGAGCGGCGGCGCCTACTGATGCCGAGCGCCAACCGCCTACGCGGGTTTGTCGCGCAAGGGATGTCAGGCCGCAAAGACCTGACGGGCGCGCTGATCGAACTCGTCGGCGGCGTTGACCAGGCGACAGCCGGCGCGGGCTCGATCACAGCGCCGAAGTCCTGCGTCGCCCTGATCTACATCCTCGGCCCAGGCGGGGCTGGCGGGGGCGACGCCAGCCATTCCACCGGTGGGGGCGGCGGCGGCGGCGCGGCGGTTTTCAAGCGCCTGCGCATCAACGGCGGCCAGACGATCAGCTTCACAGTCGGAACGGCCGGCGCGGCGGTCTCCGGCGACGCCACCGATACGACCCTGACGCTTCCCAATGGGAATGTCCTGACCGCTGGCGGCGGCAAGGGGGGCTTGAACGGCGGCGCGGCCACAGGGGGCGCGGGCGGCGTCGCCACGGGCGGCGACATCAACCGCAACGGCGGCGCGGGCGGAACAGGAACCGCCAACGGCGCGTCCGGCGGGACCGGCGGCGGCGCGGGGGGCGCGGGCAGCTCGGGCAGCGGAGGCGGCGGCGGGGGCGCTGGGTTCGGCGACCAAGCGCTGATGCTGACGGGCGGCGCGGGCGGTCAGGCCTCAATCGTCCAAGACGCGGGGGCCGACTACGGCGGCGGCGGCGGCGCCGGCAACGGGGGCATCACCAACGGCGGTAATGGCGGCCGCGGCCGGGTCCTGATCCTGCTGACCCGAAGCCGGTAGCGACGACCCTTCGCACGAAGCCCGCTCGGCGGCCATCACCGCCCGATCCTCGTCAGAGAACACGAACATCCGCCGTCTCTATCATGGGAGGGACGCATCCGCATACCTCTCGACTTGCCGCCCGGGCTGAAGTCTGACGACACCACGTTCGCGGCCTCGCCGGCCTACGTGGACGGCTCCAACGTCCGGTTCCGGCTCGGACGCCCCCAGGTGATCGGCGGTTGGGAAGGTGTCATCCCGACGCTCCTGAACGGCGTCTGCCGCTCGGTGTTCGACTGGACCGATAATACCAACACGCTGAACATCGGGCTCGGCCATCATCAAGGCCTCCAGCTCTGGCAGGGCGGTTCGTTATTCGACATCACGGCCGCCTCCGGATTCACCGCCGGTGCGATCGATGGAACCGGCTCCTCGGGCTACGGGACCGGCGCATTCGGGGTCGGCACCTACGGTTCGCCTTCGACCACGGACTATTTTCCGCTGACCTGGAGTCAAGCCGCCTTCGGCCAGACCCTTCTCGCCAGCCCCCGCAACCAGACGATCTTCCAGTGGAGCAACAACACCGCCTCGAAGGCCGTCGCGGTCACCAATGCGCCGTCGAACGTGACCTACATGCTGGTCGCCAGGGACTTCGTGTTCGCCTTCGGGACCAACCAGGAGGTTGGCGGCGCCTTCAACCCGCTCTGCTTCCGCCATTCCAACCTGCGCGACGCTACCGGCTGGGCGACGGACATCACCTCGGGCTCGACCTCTCGGGAGTACGTGCTGCCGGGCGGCGGCCGGATCGTGGCGGCGCGGAACTTCGGGCGGGATGTGCTGTGTTGGACGTCCCACAAGCTCTATTATATCAGCTACGTCGGCCAGATCGGGCAAATCTGGCGCGTCGATGAGGTCGGCGACAAGTGCGGCCTGATCGGTCCAGGTGCTGCTGTCGTGGTCGGCTCGACCGCCTTCTGGATCAGCCCTGACCGCCAGTTCCACGCCTATACGGCTGGCGGCGCGGTCACCTCCCTGCAGTGTCCCGTCCGGGAGGATTTCGCCGAGAACCTGACGGCCAGCCAGGGCGACAAAATCGTCGCTTCTTCAGTCGCCGAGTTCGACGAAATCCGGTTCGACTATCCGGACGGCCGGGACGGCTTCGAGAACAGCCGCTATCTCGCCGCGCACATCCCGACCCTGACGAGCGACCCAGCGGATGCGTGGTACCGCGGCCAGATGGCGCGCACCGCCATGGTGGACGCCGGGCCCGCGGTCAGTCCCATCGGCGTCACCGCCGGCGGCAACGTCTACTGGCACGAACGTGGGACCTCGGCAGATGGCGCGCCGCTCGCCTGGTTCATCACCACGGCCGACGTCTATCTCGACGACAACTTCGTGATGCTGGTCCGGGGCTTCTGGCCCGACATCGCCGAGCAGCTCGGCGCAGTGATGTTCGACGTCACCACCAAGCTCTACCCGCAGGACCCCAACCCGGTCGCGTGGCCCACGCTGACCGTCATTCCCGGCCAGTCGCAGGCTGACTTCAAATGCAAAGGGCGACTGTTCCGCGTGAAGGTCTCCGGGAACGCCAGTCCGACGCGTGGCCGCTTCGGGCGCCTCGTGTTCGACGCTAAGGCGTCGGGCAAGAAGTGAGCGCCCAGAGCATCGCCGAAAGCTGGAGCCGCGCCGTCAAGTGGCTGGCTCCGGCGCTGGATAACGGCTGGACCGAGGACGAAGTGCTGAACGAGCTGATCCTGGGGCGTGCGCAGCTCTGGGAAGGCGACGAAGGCGCCGTGGTGACGTGCTGCTTCCCGCCGGACCAATTCCACGTCTGGCTCGCCGGCGGCTCGCTGAGCGGTGTCCTGACGCTCCTGGGCGGCGGCATCGCGTGGGCGCGGCCGATGGGGCTGCGCCGAATGACGCTGAAGGGTCGGCCGGGATGGAAGCGGGCGCTTCAGCCGCTTGGCTTCACGGATCAAGGCGACGGGGTTCTTGAAAGGGTGATCGTATGAGCAGCCACAGCACCCAGACGACGGACTCCAACCAGCACCAGACGACGGACATGACGCGCACGCCGACCAACCCGGCGTTCGTGAACTCGACGCTGCAAGACCTGACGGGTGGCCTCGACAACCTGGCCAATACGGACCCGCACAGTTTCGTCGCCGGTCCTGACGCCTTGCAGACCCAAGCCGGGGCAGGCGCGGCCGGGCTGACGGGCACGCCCGGCACCTACGCTGGGGCCAACGACCTGTCCACCAGCATCGGGCAGATGAACGCGCCCGACATCGCCTCGCTGATGAACCCGTTCAAGGGTGTCTATGACAACCGTGTCATCAACCCGGTGCTGGCGGCGTTCGATCAGAACTCGGCGCTCCAGAATGCGCAGAACAAGCTCGGGCTTGCCAACGATGTTACCTTCGGCGGTTCCGGCGGTGCGATCACCGACGCCCTGACCCGCGGTCAGCAGGCTCTTGCCCGCGGCCAGGTGCAGGGCGGCTTGCTGAGCGACATGTATAAGACCGCGCTGCAAGGCGCGACGAGCCAGGCCGGCGTCAACCAGAACCAGCAGCAGTTGCGTCTCGCGGCGGCGAACAACCTCGTCAACAGCGCCAACAGCGAGGGCTCGAACGACCGTGCCAACGTCGCGACGCAAGGTTCCATCGGCTCCATCCTGCAAGGTCTGGCCCAAGCGCAGGCCGGCGCGCCGCTCACGGTGGGCTCGACGCTGGCCGGGATCGCCGGGGCGCTCCCGCTGGGGCTGCTCCACGGCGAGAACGACAACGGCGTCTCCGACACGACCGGCCACAGCACGACCGACACCACGCAGTCCAACCCGCTCGGCACGATCGGCTCGCTGGCCATGCTCGCGGCGGCGCCCTTCACCGGCGGCGCGTCCCTGATGGGCGGTCTTGGGGGTCTGGGCGCCGTCGCCGGGGGCCTGGGCTCGCTCGGCGGCCTCGCCAACGGCATGAGCGGGCTCACCGGCCTGACCAACATCGCCGGGAACCTGGCCAACAACGACCCGACCGGCATGTGGAGGTTCGGCTGATGGCTGGAATGTTCGGGTCCGCAGCTCCTTCCAACTGGGCCGATGTGCTGACCCTGATCGGGGCTGGCCTGAAGGACGCCTCGCCGATCTCCCAGGGCGGCAACCTGCAAGCCGCCCAGGGAATGATCATGCAGCGCAATATGATGCGCGGCGCCCAGCAAGCGTTGGGCCAGATTCCGAGCCTGTTCGGCGCGCGGACGGCTAGCGCCGCTCCGGCGGCGGCGCCTATCGTGACCGACCCCGGCACCGGGCCGACCTTGAAGGGTCCTGGGGAGGATGGCGATCCTATCGGGCCGGCAGAACGCGCGCCGACCTTTGCGCCGGCTGCGGCGTCGAGCGCGTCGGCGCTGGCACCCACGGGCGGACCGGATTGGGACCGCATCGCCGCGGCCGCGCCGCTCTATAAGGCGCTCTACGGCATCGACCTTGCGCCGTCGATCGAAGCGATGAAGGCGGCCCAGCCGCACATCGCCATCGGGCCCAGCGGCGAGGCCTACAACGACAAGGACCCCTCCGTCGCGAACAAGGTGTTCCCGACCGTGGAGAAGGGCCAGATCGTCCTGCGCGATGTCAAGGGCAACCCGCTGGGGGTCATGAACCTGCCGGGGTCTGTGGACGCCGCGGCGCAGATGGCGTCGGCCACAGAGGGCGCGAAGGCCCAAGCGCAGGCCGGATGGGACGTAATCCCGGTCCAGATGTCGGACGGCTCGACGATGCAGCTTCCGCGGGCCATGGCCGCGCAAATCCTGGCCCAGAGATACGCTAACGGCGGCGCACCAAGCGCGGGCCTGGGCGCCTCTGGCGCATCACCCGGCGCGGGCGGCGGTGGCGCTGCCTTCGGCGTCTCCCAAACCCCGGCTGCGGCTGAGCTCGCCAAGCAGCGGGCTGCCACCCAGGGCAAGCGCGAGGAACTTCAACCCAAGGAGTTCGGCGCGCTCCAAGACCTCGACAATACGTCCTTGACCACGTCCCAGATCATTCACCAAATCCTCGGCGACGCGCAGGACCCGAAGACTCGACAATGGGTTCCTGGCGGTAAACCCCAGGCGACACCGTGGACCACGGGTGCGGTCGGCGAGTTGCTTCATGACGTCCCGGGAACGCCCCAGCACGACCTCGACCAGCAGCTCGAGCACATCCGCGCCATGACCTCCATGGAGCAGTTGCAGAACCTGCGCGACAACAGCCCGACCGGGGCAGGCCTCGGCCGCGTGACGCAGCAGGAAATCAACCTGCTCGCCGCCATGCGCGGCTCCATCGACCAGGGCCAGCGCCTGCCGCAGATGCAGCAGAACTTGCGCCGTCAACTGGGAATGCTGGACCAGATGATCGCCAACCGGCGCAACGTCTACCAGCAGACCTATGGGAACGTCCTGCAAGCCCAGCCTGGAGCATCGCAACCGTCGCCGGGTGCGTATGGAGCGAGCGCCCCGGGCGCGCCGAAGGCCTCCGCTGCGCCGCCGACCTATTCCCGCGCTGACGTCGCGGCCGAGATGCGTCGCAGGGGGCTCATCCCGTGACCGACCTTTCCACACTGTCGGACGCTGACCTGCAGGCGCTCTACGCCAATCCGCAGCCCGCGGATGTCCAGTCCATGGTGACGGCCGAGGCTCAGCGGCAGGGCGTGGACCCAGCCCTGGCACTGCGGGTCGCGAACCAGGAGTCGCGGTATCGTCAGACCGCCGTCTCGCCCAAGGGCGCGATCGGCGTGATGCAGCTCATGCCGCAGACCGCCAAGGACCTGGGCGTCGACCCCACCGACCCGGAACAGAACATCCGCGGCGGCGTGGCGTATCTGAAGCAGCAACTGGACGAGTTCGGCTCGCCCCAACTGGCTGCGGCGGCCTACAACGCCGGTCCCCAGGCCGTCCGCGACCATGGCGGCGTTCCGCCGTTCAGAGAGACGCAGGATTACGTGGCGACCGTCGCGCCGGACCAAGTGCCGGACCTGTCCAAGCTGTCTGACGCCGAGCTGAAGGCGCTCTATCAGGCCTCGGGGCCGCAGAGTGCCCCAGCGACGGCGGCTGCGTCGATGCCGCCTGCGCCCGGCGGCTACGCGGAGGTCGGGGCCAGCCACAATCGGGGTGTCACGATCGATCTCCCCATGAAAGGCGCCCAGCGGGGCGCGGCGCCGGCGGCAAGCCCGACGATCGCGCAGGACGCCCTGAGCGGGTTCTTGGCGCCTTTCCAAACCCTCGGCCATGACGTGATGGACGCATACAGGTCGGATCAAGCCCACGCCGGTCAGCCGGCGCCCAACCTCGTCGAGGCTGCAAAGCAGAGCCTTCAGAACCTCGGCCAAACCGGAAAGATCGGGGCTGATCTTCTGGGCGCCGTTCCTTCGGCGCTGGCTGGAGCGGTCATTCGCCCCGCGGCAAGAGCCATAGCGAACTATGGCCCCACGCCGTATGAGGGGCCGCGTCTTCAGTTCGTGAATGGCGCGCCGTCATTGACCGCGCCAGTCCCCCTCAGCGGCGATGCCGCGCAAGCGAAAATCGAGGGTGCGCTGAACACCGCCCTTTCCGGAGCGCGCGCTGCGGCGCCGGGATGGAACTTCGGTCAGGGCTACACTGGCGCGTCCGGCCCCGTGCCCATGGCCAAGCCCATGACGCTGGATCAGGTGAAGGCGGCGAAGGACGCCGCATACGCGAAGGTGGACGCCTCGGGCTTTGCGTTCAATCCGTCCGATGTCCAGAACCTGGCCGACACGATCACCAATGCCGTAGCGAGCAAGGGCGGCCCGCAGGGCGCGAAGCTGTATCCCGACGCCACCGCCATGGCCGCACGGATCGACGCGCTCGCCAAACAGCCGGGCGGCGTGCCGCTTTCGCAGCTCGACACCCTGCGGAGCGACATCTACGACACCCTCGTCGACCCGGGCGGGAAGGAGGCGCCGCTGGGGCGCATGATGCGCTCGCAGATCGACGGCCTGATCAGCGCCTCGAACGCGCCCGACATATCGGCCGCACGCGATCTGAACACCCGCTACAGGAAGATGCAGGCGGTGAGCGACCGGATGACGAGCGCCGACGTGCGCGCGGCCTCGACCTACTCGGGAGGCAACTACACGAACGCGGTGCGCCAACAGCTTCGCCCGCTCATCGACCCGACGAGCGCCGCGCAGATCGGCAACCTCTCGCCTGCGGAACAAGCGGCGCTGACGCAGGCGGTAACCGGGACGGCGGGGCAGAACGCCACGCGCTACGCCTCAAAGCTGCTCACGAACAAGCTGGTCCAAGTCCCGATCGGCGTCATCACTCATGGCGCCGGGCCGGCGGTTATGGAAGGGGCGGGCGCGCTCCTGAACAAGGTGGGACAGGCGCAAACGAACGGCGCCGTGCAAAAGGTGCTCGACCTGATGTCGCTGGGGGGCCTTCCAGCCAAGCCCGCGCCGGTCTATCCCACCCTCGCGCTCAGCGGCCGCCCCGCAATCCCTCTCGCTTCCCCCACAGGGCTTTTCGGCGCAGGGTTTCTCGCTGCGCTTCCGCCTCAGATACGTGCTCTCCTAGAGCCGTCAGCGCCCACGCCCATAGCCGCGCAATCGGCACGATAAGCGAAGCGCCGACCACATAGACGACGATTTCGCCCTGGTGTGTCGCGCGCCAGGCGACCCCGCCGAACCCCGCCACGCCGACCAGCCACCACATCACAACAAGCCCACGCGTCCTTGGGGCGCTGGTGGCGAACTGCGCGGGATCGGCTCTCTGCACGGCCCCTCATTACACCCGGCGCGGCTCTGAGCCAACCGCCGGGCTGCTCCAGTCCATCAGCAAGGAATGCCCGCATGACCATGTGGAACCACGACACGCCGGTTTGGGAGCCGATCACGCTCAGTGACACGACGGCACAGAACTACAACGGCGTGCTCTGTCTGACCGCCGGAACGTTCATCTTTCGGAGCGAGGCTACCGGCAGCGATATGTCGGTCGCGATGACCGCAGGCATGACGCTTCCGGGAAAGATCGTGCTCGCCAAAAGCACCGGAGCTTCCGGCTCCTACGCGGGCGGCAGGCCCTACTGACGAATGTCGATAAAGCTGGGCCTGGGATTAGGGCTGCCTTTCGCGCAAGCCCTGGTCGCTACGGTCATCCACGCCGCCTCCCTGCTCATGGAGAGCGGGTCGTACCTGCTGCTCGAAAGCGGCTCCAACATCCTCCTGGAATAGCAAATGGCTGACACCAAAATCTCAGCCCTGCCGGCCGCATCGGCCCTGGCAGGCACCGAAGTGCTGCCCGGCGTCCAGTCTGGGGCCACGGTCGGGGTGACGGCCGATCAGATCGGTGACCGCACGGCAAGCCGCTTCGGCGTCGTCAAGAACAACGCCACCGGCAGCGATCCCGGCAGCGGCAACGACGGGACCCAGGGGTATGCCGTGGGCTCATCGTGGTTCAACACCTCGACGGGCGTCATGTGGCGGGCCCAGTCGGTTGGGACTGGCGCGGCGGTATGGACACGCGTGGCCTACGCCGACCATCCGGGCTATGTGGTCGGCGACTGGTATTTCGCTGAAGCTGGGACCGTCGCGGCGGGATCGACCGTCGTTGCCGGAACGGCGCGGTTCATCCCGTTCGTGCCGCGCCAGAGCCTCACGGTCACCGGCCTAGCCGTGCGGGTTACGACGGTCGGGACCAGCAACGTCCAGTTAGCGGTCTACGCCAGCGACCCGACCACGAAGCGCCCTACCGGCTCACAGCTGGGGGCGACGGGGAACATCGCCAACACCGCGACCACGGCCATCAACGACACGACCGTCAGCGTCGCTCTGAAGGGCGGCGTTCTCTACTGGCTGGCGATGAACTGCAACGACTCCTCGATGATCTGCGCGTCGCTGCCGACCGGCCAGTCCTTCATGTCCTTCCTGCTGGGCTCAGCCACCCTGGCGAACGCGGTGAGCACCGCCCCGATCCAAGGCCTCGCGACGCCGCTCACCTTCGGGACCTGGGGTGATGTCACGTCTGCGACGTGGACGGAGGCCAGCGACAACAAGCACGCCCTGATCGGCTTCAAAGTCGGCAGCCTGCCCTAAGACATGCCGAGCGGCCTTGGTCTTGGGCTCGCGCTGCAGTTTTCGCAGGCGCTTGTCATATCCGGATCCACAACGCCGGACTTGTGGCCTGGAAGCGCCTGGACGGGAACGGCGTCGGCCCCGAGCGACCCGAGCTACATCGATCCGCCGTGGAGCGGCGCCGGCAAGCCGATGCTGCGCGAGTTGTTTGCGCCGGGCGTCCCGTTCAGCGCC